CTTGTATATCATTTTAAGGCACGAGAATATGCCTACAATCAATTTAAAATTCTTTTTTATGTCAATATAGGGGTAGGAAAACCCACCCCCATATTAATCCGATTTCAATTATCTTTATGGATTATTGAAATTAACCACTGGACAACTTGCACTACCTGCTGCGTGAGAAAGTACTGCACCGAATAAAACATCAGCAACTACTGAAGTTGCTAAATGATCTATATCGTATTGTGATTGCACTCTTGGTGCAACTTGTTGTGCGAAGTACACACCATTTTTATTAAAAATAGTTGCACTTTCATCGCCTGTACCACCATCATCGTCCCAATCAGTACTTGGAAATACACTCATTCCATACGCCTGGATTACATTTCCTGAAACATTAGGATTTGCACCATCACCTCTCTTTTGTGCTTCTGTGAAGTCGCCTAAAGAAAGAACACTCATATAGAATGCAGGTGAACCATATAAATATGTTTCGCCATCTGTGTAGTCATATCCTGCATCTAATAGTTTTTGCAAACCACTTCTAATTAAAGCAGTGGTGGCGGTATTATCGGCTGCAAGGGTAACATCATTAGCTGTGGCTGACTGCAAAATATCTACTGCGAGGTAGTTTTCTACTTTCTTAGCCAAAGCATAACCCATTGATTTAGCATAAGCGTTAAATAAATCAGCAGATTCTTGTACTTTTACAATATCTTCGATTTTTTTCGCTTCATAATGATGTTGATCAACTGTTAGGTCAATCTTTCCATCAGTATTTGCTGAATAGGTTACTGCACTTCCTGCTGATTTAGCAGCTGCAGTTTCTTCAGTTACTTTAGGGATATGTAAAATATCTCCACCACCTGATAACATAGATGAGAAGTCTTGCACTTGATTTCTTAGAACGAATTTTCGTTCTGCATAATCAAGGATCGCATCTCTCCATAATTCTGGGATCATTCTGTTGCTTTTATGACCTTATTAAAGGCGAATAATCATTTCTGATTATTTCTTATGCTCTCACATAAGTTCAGACTATATCTTTATGAATCTTATAGATTCAATGCCCTGCGTGTAGTCGTTGAGGGGTGAACCACCACTTCCCTGCTGATTGTCTAATCCAAAGAATTTTCACCTTATGACTTGGTAGTCGGTATCTTTGGCTCTAAAGAGTTTCCAGCATATAGCAAGGTTTTACAACTCCTAACCTTAAAAGTTGGCTGCTGTAGTTGTAGTAATATTAGCCATTTTTTACTCCTTAAGATTTATACCCATCTACAATTTGTTGCCAAAGTTTAGGATTTCTTCTTGCTTTTTGTCTATCTTCATCAGATAGTTCAGCAAACTTAGAATTTCCTGCAAACTTCCCTGAGGAAGTTACTTCTTTCGCATCATTTACTTGCACTTTACTCTTACCCAATCTTTCAATGTGCTTCTCTAATTTAATTGTAGATAAGTCTTGATATATTTCTTGATCATCTTCTGAAAGTTGGGACAGCAAATGTTCTCGTCTTTGTTTTTCCTGAATCTCAAAGTTTTCGACTATAGGTTTGAGTTTCTCGTTTTCAGCTTTTGTGCTTTCATATAAAGATTTGAACTCCTCTTTTTCTTCAAGTTGTTTTGTTTCTTGAAGTCTGAGGTTATCTTTGAGTTCTTTTAACTCGGCTTCTGCTGTTTGTGCCCTTTGACGATATTTCTTGCTTTCTGCAATATATTCGCCTGTATAATCCTGTGTAGATGTTTCGGCTACTGCTTCAGTTTCTACTTTTGTTTCTTGCACTTCTTGTACTTGTTCTTCGGACATTCTGCCCCCTTTATTTTATTATCGTTGTTTTAGATACATATTTTTTAATGTTTTCTGCATAAAGTTCTTCTAAATCTTTTAAAATTTGTGCTTTGCTTTCATTTGATAAGTCATAGATATCATATCCTCTTTTCTGATTGCCTAACACTATCTCACCTCTATCATAAGTAATGATTGCAGTGTTTTTTTTGCTTGATGGCTTCATACTTCGTAGGGTTCTACCAGTCAATTTCATATTCACAAATGATGTAGTTGTATCTATGGATTGTTTACCAAATGCTTTTAATTTTTTGCCTGTTCTCTTTCCAACCATTCCTCTTGACTTATACTCTTTGTATACTTTGCTTTTATACTGCAAACCACTTTGTCCATTCTGAAACACTCCTTGAAAAGCATCAAGAGTAATCTCGTCAATAGCAAGTTGTGCTAAGGTCTTCATAAATTTATTTGTCACTTTGGGAATATCTTTTAGTTTCATCTTGCTCTTACCCAATCGTGTCTGCAATTATATCCACCTCTATTTCCAAAATCTACATACCCCAAACCATCTATTTCTTCTCGTGTTAGGGGTGGTTCTTGCAATGCTCGTTGACACACATCTCTTGTTTTATTATCGTTTACACCGATATATTGAAATTTCATTTGAGGAAATGGCTCAAATGCTTTGGCTCTTGATGTGTTAGAGAATCTTGCGAAAGCATCATTAATCAAGAATGAAGTTTCACTACTACTAATATAAGTGCCTACACCAAACCCCCTTGCAAGTCCTGACATAATTTGTTTGTTAGTTTGTCCAGTAACAATTCCCCTTAACATTGCATTCTTTAATTGGTCTGCATACTGTCTTGCTTGTCCTGTAAGATAGGTCATCTCAAAATCTCTTAATTGTTGTAAGGTTTCAATACTTGCTGCAGACACTTTTCCCAATTCTCTTTTAGATAATTCACTAAATATTGATGCTATTTGATTGTCATAAGCATCACTTACTCGTTGAAGTAATCTACTATAACCCAACCTGTCCATTTCTTGAAAGAAATCTATTTGTTTAGCCAACTGCATTAATTCGGTATCAGATACTTTAGTAAGTCCTACTACAAGATTATCTAACTTATCAATAAGTTGTCGTTGGATATTCTCTATCTCTCTTTTAAAAAAATCTAAATTAGCCAACTTGCTTTCCTATTCTATCAATAATGGATTGTGTTTCACTTGCTTGTGGTTGTTCTTGATCTATTTGTTCTACAATCCCTTGTATTTCATCTTCTTGTAAGTCAGGATTGTGTTTTCGTAGATAAGATTGTCTTGTTTCTAAATTGTTTTTAAATGCCCAATCATAGTATTTGATTTCTTCATCTTGACTCATTGGTACTTCTCGTTCAGCAAAGTCTATACTAAATTGATCCCCTAATTGAATCCCACCTGATACTTCACAGATGCGTTGTGCTATTCTAAATTGTTCTTTCTCAAAGGGTCTATAGATTTGTTCTATATCACTACGAAGTGAATCCATTAAATCTAATTGACTCATCTTTTTAGATAGTCCACTTTCTGCTTGGTTATTTGTCCAATTAATCTTGACATTGTTTGATTGTGCAATACTATCTACCATATATTTGGTAGAGTCTATCATGGCTTGGACATTCGCATTTGGTGTTGCATAATTAAAGTTTGCCCCTTCTGGTAAGACAAGTGCTTTATCTTGTCCCATTGTGATTCGTTGGTCAGAATCAAGTCCTGTGAATACTGGCTGTCCTAATTGGAATCTACCATGTAAGGCAAGTTCGGTAAGCATAATGTTTATAGATCGCATACCATCTACTAAGTCTGATGCCCCTTCTCTAAAGAAATCTCTTGTATATGGGTGTCTATGTGCTATGTTGAATGGAAGTATATCACCATAAGGGTTTTTATCGCCCTCTATCATCGAAGTAATCTTACCTCGTGAGGATATACAGAAGTATTTTCCTTCCATTTCATCGGTGTCTTTACTCCAGAACATATATTGAGCATCTTCTGTTCGTGCTTGAAGTTGGCTTTCTGCTTGATATACAATCGCAAAAGGTTCATCTTCACCTGGTCTAAAGAATGGTGTAAAGAAATGAATAGGTCTATATTGTAGTTGATTCTTTTCTTCGTTCCAATGTGTATAGAGTGCTTCAGTACCCAATAAGTAGGTAAGTTGTTCAAATTGTTTCATGAACGAGTCAAGATCACCAATGACTTCGTTATACTTATCATTGTATCGTACTGGTGCTTCTTGATATACTAATGCTCTACGACTTATGATGTTTCGTACTAAGTTAATATACATTGGTGGTATTTGAGATAAGGAATCACTATCAAAGTATTTCTTGATGTCATGTTCTAAGTTGACTCCTTCATAGTAATCTAAGAGTCGTTCTCGTTCTTCGTGTTCTTGATTTAGACCTTCTTGTATGGTGTCCATAAGTAGATCGTGTAACATTTTTTCTGTTAAATTGTAAATAATCATGATTCGTACCTTTTATAAAATCTTTTATCGTGGGTTTCTATGGCTTTATCTTGAAACTCTTTGATTAGTTGTTTGTTTAATTCGTCTTCCTTTTTACCTAACTGATACCCCCATATCATCGCACCAAACAATGACAATATAATCCCTAAAAATAATCCTAAAAAAAACTCTACCATTGGATCACACTCGCTTGTCCCTTAAATCCATAACGATATTCCAATGGATACATTAGTCCATCAAGATAGTGAGATAAGGTTTCTGTTTTCATGATGTGTCCATTCTCTAATGTAGTCAATTCTAAATCTCGTATTGTGTTCTTACACTTAGGATTAATAAATAAACGATGCTTTCCATTGGCATCTTCTAACATTCTATTTAAAGAGTTCAAACGATCCTTTTGAGTAGGGTTTGATTTTTTACTAATAACAGTAAACCCTGCTTCTTGTAGGATTCGATGGTCTGATTTCGTAGAAGAACTATGTCTTGCTTTCCCTGCTGGGTCAGGATAGACTGGTAATCCTCTCCCTTTAGTGTGCATTAACTTAGCCAATTCAAAAGTATTAGAGTTCTGTAATCCTATTTCATCAAACACATATACCTCACCTCGAGTGTTCTCACACATTAGGATAGCAGTCATATAACTTGCTACCCCAAAGTCTACTCCCCAAAACATTCGTGGAGATTTATCTATCACCTTACAATGAATATCTCTATTAAAGTTATAAGCACATTTGTTTGCAGCAGATTCAAACGATGCTTGATACTCCTGTCTAAATGTTCGCTTATCTAAATTCTTTTTGGCACTTTCTATTTCTTCTTTTGAAATAAAGCCACCATCTAATGTGGTGAATTGCCAAGACTTATAATCCCCTTCGGCTTGTCCTTTGACATATAGGTCGTAAAAATGATTCTGAATGCCTGTTGGAGTACCAATAAATAATGCTTCTCCACTTGTTTCTGCTAACATGGGTTGAACAATCTCGCCCCATACATTCGGTTTCATATAAGCATATTCATCTAAGACCACTTTGGTTACCGATACTCCTCGAATAGAATCTTCTTTGTCTGCCCCTTTGAGTTCAATTCTGGCATTATTAGGCAAAGTAATTGATAGTTCAGTTTCGTTAATCCTAACCTGCTTTCCTGCAAAAGTGTTCTTGAGAAGACTCCAAGCGACCATCTTTGCTTGGCGATAGGTAGGAAATATGATCCATCTTCGTTCATTGGATTGCAATTCTTTAGACAATAACCATAGGATTGCCATATATGTTTTACCAAATCTTCGTCCAGCAACAACCACTTTGTATCTTGAAGGGTGTGATAGAACTTCTCTACGAACGCCATCAATCTTCCATTCCATCAATATCAAATACCTTTATCGGTTCATCGCTAATATCTTTTACTCCTAATGTTTGTGCTGGTTTGCCTAAGATTCTATCTGCCAGGAAGTTAGTTGCAGTCATGTTTCCATTTAATGCTTCTTTATACACCTTATGGACTACTGCTTCTAACATGGTTTTCTTTCCTTTCGTTTTAGCGTTTGCTATGGTTCTAATGTGTTCATTTAAAGCAAACTCGGATTTAGGTCGCCCTTTAGGGTTTCCAGATTGTCCTTTAACCCAACCTTTTCCAGTGATCCCACCTTTTAGTTTAGGTTTTTCACTGTTGTTGTTTTTTGGTTGTTTATCAACCTTTTCATTTATTTTGACTGCAGCCAAACTAATCACCCCACTTTGAAGGTTATGTTTTCGTAAAAACGAAAGGGAAGGTTGCCCTTCTACTTATAGGGGCAAAAAGTTTACAAAAAAGGGGTTATTTAAGGGTTAAATGCTTGTAAGTGTTGATATTGTTGATGAAAATAATTTATTTAGGACTACAAAAAACTATTTATTTTCATACTTAATAGAGATTCTTTTTGCTGTGGCTTGGAGTTTCTTTAATGCTCTACCATAGTAGGTTTTTACTGAGGATTCAGATATGCTCATAGTACACCCTATGTCTTCAAATCGATTATGATAGAGAGTTCTACTAACAAATACTTCATATTCTTGATCACTTAATTCTTTTGCC